CAGAACACGCTGCGGCCGCGCGGCAACATGATCCGCATTCCCGGCGAGCGCATCGGCGGCGAGATGTCGCCGGCTGACCGCTACGCCTACAACCTCGCCATGATCATCGACGATCAGGATATGCGTGTCACCCGCCGCGAGGAGTTCATGTGCTCGCAGGCGATCCGCACCGGACAGGTGACGGTTGTCGGCGAGGACTATCCGACGCAGACGATCAACTACGGACGCGATGCCGCACTGACCATCGCGCTCACCTCGACGGCGCGCTGGGGTGAGACCGGCGTCGATCCCTATGACGATATCGAAGAATGGTGCCAGCTGCTCGTCGACACCGACGGCTTTACCGCTCGCGAGGTTCTGCTCGGCGGTGGAGCTGCGGGCTTCCTGAAACGGTCTGCGCGCTTCATGGAAATGCTCGACAATCGTCGTCAGGCAACGGGCAGCATGGAACTCGGCGTCGTTTCGACCGGGGCCGAGAACAAGTACTCGACCGTGCTCGGCACGATCGGCGAACTGACCTTCGTCCAGTACTCGCAGCCCTATACGGTCGGCGGAGTGAAGAACAACTTCTGGCCCACCTACGGCGTCGGCATCTTCGATCCCTTCCAGTTCCAGGGCATGTTCGGTTACGGCGCCATTCTCGACAACCAGTCTCTCCGGTCTGTCGAGCGCTTCCCCGACATGTGGGCCGAACGAAACCCTTCCCGCACCGTCGTGCAGACGCAGTCGGCGCCGCTTCCGATCGTTCCGGAACCGAACGCCAGCCTGTTTGCGCTGGTGCGCTGACGCCCGGCTCGACGCGTGATCGTCCGGCATTGCCGGGCGATCCCCTGTTGCAAGAACCCGATCGGAGAGATCCATGAGCACGAAAACCGAGAAGTTCAACGTTACCGTGAAATGCGGCAACAAGACCTATGCGCCGGGAAAGCCCGTTCCCCTTGGCGGCAAGACCGGACTGAGCGACGAGGAGGTCGCAAGCCTTCGCGCCAATTTTGGCGACTGGACCGGCGGCCCCGAAAGCGGCGCACAGAACCAGTCCAACGAGGTCGCCAACCTGCAGGCGACCCTCGATACCATCCGCGACGAGCGCGATATGCTCCTGGAGCGCGCGTCGGAGGCGGAGAAGGAACTCTTTGAGGTCCAGAAGGAATTGAACAAGGGTTCCGACGCGACACTGGTTTCCCGCATCGACGCTGTGACCAAAGAGCGCGATCAGCTGATCGAGGACAACAAGGTCCTGGCCGACCGCGTTGCAGCGCTCGAAGCCGCAGCCAAGAGCGGCGCCGGCAAATGATTAACGCGCGGCCGGCGCTGTTTGCGCACATGGGGGCGGCGTTCGACGATGCCTTCGGGAATGTCGACGCCGCCTTCACGATCGACGGCGTGCAACGCCCGGCCGTTCGCGCGATCCTGCGAAAGTGGCGCGAGATCGACCTTGTCGATGATCTCGGCCAGGGCGTCGAGGGCACCACGCATCTTCTTTCTGTCGCAGCGGGTAAGGTGTCCGGCCTCGAAAGCCAGCGCGACAGCGTCATCATCCATGAACTCGATCGCAATGGGGTGCGAACCGGCGTCAATGCCGCGTTCGAGATTCGCGACCACAGCGACGACGGGCGCGCCATGGCGCGCATCCATCTCTCGGGAGACATCTGACATGGCGAAACGGACTTCATTTACGGAAACGGAAACAGGGTCGTCAGTGGTTGTCAGCGATCCGCTCGGCGCGCTCTGCCAGGCTCTGCTTTCTTCGGATGAAACCGAAGACAAGGTACAAGCCCGTCGCAGTGTCAGCGGGATGGCGCAGCGCCCGTGGCAGCAGCTTCCTGTCAGTCTGCGCAAGGCTGTTCGTGCCGACGTTGCACGTCTTCGCGAAGGCAGGATCTCCGCCGAGGAGATCGTCGCCAAGGGTTATGGGCGCGTAGTTGTCGACCAGGCGTTGCGCGATCTCGGCCACGGTGGCGCCTGATGCCGCATCGTCGCAGCCTGATCCTCGATGCCTATCTCGCGCGCCTGTCGGCCATCCCCGAATTCTCCGCTCCCAACAAGGTTGCGCGTGGCCGATATGCGCCCATCCCGCAGGAATTCCTGCCCGCGCTGACGTTGACGTGGGCCGAAGGCAGCGAAACCGCGTCGGTTCGCCCGTGCTCCGGCTCCAATGGCGAAGACGGTTATGATCGCCAGCTTCCCCTGTCGATCATCGTGCATCTTCGCGATGCCGACGCCGACAGGGAGTTCGACCGGATCTGCGTCCTGATCGAGCAGGTGATGGGACGGGCCATTGTCATCGATCAGGTTATCGAGACGACCTTGCGATCCAGTCGCCTATACGTCGATCCGCGGACCGGACTGCCGCTTGGCGCTGGCGCCTTGAATTACGCGGTGAGTTACAAGACGCTCGCCGCCGATCCAACCATCCCCGCCCTCTGAAGGGCTTTCCCTGATATCGAAAGGAACAGGCTATGGCTCTCGGCCGCACCCTCACGCTCGCCCGGTCGGATGGCGCCGGCGGATTCGATCTTGTCTGCATCACGGAGCAGCGATCGCTCGAGATCAACAACGAGGAAATCGACATCACCAAGCCGGCCTGCCTGGATCCTGGCTCAAAGCTGGTTCTGGCTCTGATGTACGGTATCCAGTCCGTCCGCTTCAATGGTCAGGGCGCCTTTGTCAGCAGCGCCACGATGAAGAAGGTCACGGCCGATGTCGTCAACCAGGTGGTCCAGACCTATCAGGTTTCGGTGCCTGGCGTCGGTACCTTCGAGGGCGACATGTTGGTCTCGATGACCTTCTCCGGCGACAAGACCAACGAGCTGCAGAGCGATATCCGCTGCGCGATGAGCGGCGTACTCACCTTCGTCGCGGAGGCCTGAGGCAGATGGCGGATATTCCGGCCAATACCTTGCGCGGCGAGGCCGACGCCAAGATCGGCGCAATCTCGTTCCGCATTGCCATCACCTTTGACGGGCTGGCACGGTTGTCGACGGCATTGAAGGCCCAGACGATGGACGAAATCTATGTGCGCCTCCTCGGTTTCGAGCCAAAGGCCGTCGCCTGCGCCATTCCCTGCTTCATAGTCGAGGACGATCAGGATCGCATTTCCGAGATCTCGGCGAAGATCCTGTCGCCAGACAACATCTCGGCGGCCGACCAGGCGGCCTGGCGCAAGTCCATCGAGCAAGCGCTGAGCGCGCATATCGAAGCGGGCAATCTGCGCCGCGACGAGCGGTCGGCGATGGATATCGCCAATGAGGCGCTCCTGGGAAACCGCGCCAGCCCCTCCTGATCGACGGTCATCTTAAGATGCTGTTTCGCCTGGCGACCGCTCCCGATCGCCTCGGCTGGTCGCCGGACATGTTCTGGAAGTCGACTGCGGTAGAGCTTGAGATGGCGCTGGAGGGGCTTGCCGGAAAATTTGGCACGCAGCCGTTTATTTCCCGCGAAGAGGTCCGACGCATCGCCGCCTCGTTCGGCAAGCGTCGATCGCTGAAGGAAAACCCCGCGGCCCAGGTGTGGGGCGAAAGTCGGAACCAAAATGACCCGTCCTGATATTCCCGTCACCATTTCGGGTAACTCGAAGGCCTTCGAAGCGGCGATGCAGCGTGTGCGCAATGTCTCGCGCTCGGCCGCAGCTGAGGTGGGTGATGCCTTCAATCGCGTGAAGTCGAAAATCGGTAGCCTGTCGGGCGCGGTCGGCGCCCTGTCCAGTGGTCCCGGCGGGCTCGCTGCCGTTCTTGGTGTGGGCGCACTAGTGTCCGCCTCGCAGCAGGCGGTGACCGCCGTGCTCGACATCGGCAAGGCGGCCAAGACCGCAGGTATCGGCTTCGAGGCGTTTCAGGAGCTGAAATATGCCGCCGAGCAGAACCGCATCGGCGTGGATGCTCTTTCTGACGGCTTGAAGGAACTGCAGCTACGCGCCGACGAGTTCGTCTCCACCGGTGGCGGACCGGCAGCCGAATCGTTCGCCCGCATCGGCATGACGGCACGCTCGGTCGCAGATGCGCTCAAGCAGCCGGACAAGATGTTCGAGACCGTGATCGACAAGATCCGCACCCTCGACAAGGCAGCGCAGATCCGTGTCCTCGACGAGCTGTTCGGGGGAACCGCCGCGGAACAGTTCGTCGCGTTTCTCGATGACGGCGTCCGAAAGATCGGGGAGCTTCGCACCGAGGCGCGAGACGTAGGCGTCGTGATGAACCGGGATCTGCTGGCGAAGGCTGAAGAGGTCAATCGTGCCTGGGACAAGATGGCGACCATCGTCGGCACGCGGGTGAAGTCTTCTGTAGTTTCGGTGCTCGACGTCACCATCAACCTCCTGACCAAGATCGATGAGTTCAGCGACTACCTCGGCCGGCTCGGCAACAGCGACGTCTTCAAGAAATTCCTGACGGCCATCGGCGAGGATCCCTCGAAGGTCTATCGCGTCGTTCCCGGCGTCGGCATCGTCGAAGACACATCCGGGAAGCCGGCGAAAACAACGCCGAAAGCGCCGGTCTCCACTCCGACGGGAACGCGCCTGCCCTCGGCAGTTGACATCATGCGGCAGGCTATGGACGAGGCTCAAGCGACGCAGCGCATCGAGGACGCCTTTGCCAAAAACTCGAGCTCGTCCGAGAGGACCGGCAAGACGTCGGGAAAGGCAAAGCTGAAGGAAGAGCGCGACGCAATCAAGGACGTGATCGACGCGCTCAAGGAGGAGATCGAGGTCATCGGCCTTTCCGAGACCGAGAAGGAAAAGGTGATTGCGCTTCGTCGCGCTGGGGTTGATGCGACTTCGGCCGAAGGCAAGGAGATCTCCGCCCTGGTCGAGCAGAAATACCGTGAGCAGCAGGCGATCGATGCGGTCACCGAAGCGCGCGAGCGCGGTATTGAGGCGGCGGAAAGCTTCGGTGCGACGCTGGATGACCAGATGGGCAAGATCATCGACGGGACGTTCGACGCGCGCGACGCGGTGCGCGCGCTCGTGCAGGAGCTTATTTCGGCGGCCACCGGTGGCAAGGGGTTGTTCGAGAGCCTCTTCTCCGCCGGAGCATCTTCTGGCGGCTCGGGAAACATCTTTTCCGGCATCTTGTCGAGCCTGTTTGGTGGCGCCAGGGCGGAAGGTGGGAGCTATTCGCCCGGGCGCATCTATCGCGTCAATGAGCGCGGCGACGAATACTTCGAGCCTTCCAGTCATGGCAAGATTTATCCGGCAGGCGTCACGCCCGAGGGAGGCGGCATGACCTTCTCGTTCAGCCCGACTATCGACGCGCGTGGCGCGGATCAGGCCGCCGTCGAACGCCTCGAAAAGGGGTTGGCCAAGGCCAATGCGGAGCTAGAGGCGCGCATTATGCGGGTCGTCCGTGCTCGTCCACAGAAGGGTTGGTAGTCATGCCGATCAGCTTTCCCTTCGATCTGCTTGCGGAGTTCCCCGGCTGGTCAACCGAATTCGAGCTTCTGCGTCGCGAGGAACAGTCTCGCACCGCCGGTGGCGTGAGTGTCGTCAAGGATCTTGGCGAGCCGCTCTGGCAGGCCGCCTACGCGACGACGACGCTCTCGCCGAACGATCTTGATTACTGGCGCGCTCGGCTCGACGTCCTCGACGGCGGGCAGCAGCAGTTTCGTGCCTATCCGTTGTCCCGCTGCTTCCCGATCGCCTATCCGAATGGTTCCTGGCCGGCCGGGACTGACTTCGATGGCGACAACGCGACACTTACTGCGCGGTGGGCCAGCAACAAGGAAATGACGGTCTCAGGCCTTCCGCCGTTCTTCATAGTATCGGCGGGCGACTTCCTGCGCATCGGCGGCCGAAATCTACATCGCGCCGTTAACCGGCGGGTTGCGGACGGCTCCGGCGTGTTGGGCGGCATCGAGGTTCGGCCCCATTTTTGGCCAGAAACGGCGGTGGGTGACGCGGTGTCCGTGCGCAAGCCTTATTGCCTGATGACCGTCGTTTCCGGCTCCATCTCGACCACGGCTGACCTTGCGACCGGTCGCGGCTCCATCAGTTTCAGAGCAATCGAGGCGCGATAATGCCCCGCAATATCTCCGTTGAAAACGCGACCGCACTGGCCGCGCGCCGTCTTGTGCCGCGTGATTTCCTCTGGATCATCGCGCGTGATCGTACTGATGGCGGGCCGCAGGCAACTGGCTTCTGGTCGGGCGTCGGCGACGTCACGGGCGAAATCATCCATCCCGACACGGGGCTGACGGTCGAGCGTACCTGGTACGGGACCGGCACGCTGATTTCCATCGGCGCCATTCCCATCGTCTCGAATGTCACGGTGCAGACGGTCCCGATCGTCATGAGCCAGATTGACGACCTGGTGCAGCAAGCCGTTCGCCTCTACGACATGAAGCAGGCCCGCGTCGAAGTGTATCGCGGTCTCCTCAGTCCGGACACGCGGCGTCTGGTTGATCCCGCTTTCTGTCGCTTCGTTGGCTTTGTCGACGAAGTCGAATTCAAGACGCCGCCGGAGAACGAGGCCGGCAGCGTGACGTTGACCTGCGTCAGCCATACACAGGAACTGATGCGCAGTAATCCGGATACGCGCTCGGATGCGAGCCAGCGGCTGCGATCGGAAACGGACAACTTCTTCCAGGACGCACCGACCGTGGGGGAATGGGAATTCTTCTGGGGCCGGAACAACGGCAAGCTTTCGAGCAGTAAGGCGAAATCCAAATGATCCGCCTCGCCCGCAACGCCGATCGCGGCCGCTGCCTCATGTTGCTGAAGAAAAGCCACGAGGCGGCTGGCTTCCCCTGGCCCTTCCGAGGCGCCAATGCCTATTCGCTGTTCGTGCACCATACATCCAGCCCTGACGCCTGCTGCTTCGTCCTCGACGTCGGCGGCGTCGCTCAAGGCATTCTGATGGCTTCCGCCTTCGATCATCCCTTTGGCGCGGGCCGGTGGGCGAAGGAAACCGTCTGGTTTGTCGCCGAGGCGCATCGCGGTCGCGGTTCCATGAGAATGCTCGACGCCTACGAGGCGTGGGCGAAAGAACAGGGCTGCGTCGTCATCGGCATGGCGTCGCTCGCCAGCAACGACGTCTCCGCCCTCTACGAGCGGCGCGGTTTTGCGTCAGCCGAGACGCATTTTCTCAAGTTCATCTGACGAGACACCATGGCGATTTTCTCCAGCATCGCGGCCGGCATCAGCGGGCTGCTCGCCGGCACATTCCTTGCCAGCGGCGTTGGCGCGTTCATCCTCAAGGCTGCCGTCGGTATCGGTCTGAACCTGCTCGCCTCGTCGCTGGCCGGCCAGCCGGAGCAGACGCCGTTTGCGATCCAGGGCCAGTTGCAGACCGGCGGCGACGTCGCGCGTTCCTTTCCGATCGGCTACACAGCAACGGCCGGCTCGCTCGTCTACGCCAACACCTGGGGCGAAGCCGGAAAGACGCCGAACGCCTATTTCACGCAGGTCATCGCCCTTGCCGACCTGCCCGGCAGCACGCTCGCCGGCCTCTGGGTGAATGGCGAAAAGTGCACGATCGACTTCGATAACCATTCGTATCCCGATTGGGGATTCCCGGTTACGGAATACGAGGATGACGGCGACAACGCGCTGTGGATCAAATTCTATGACGGCACGCAGACGGCGGCCGATCCCTTCCTCGTCAATTCCGTCTCTTCGGAAAATCGCCCCTATGAGAGCACGCGCGTGGGCGTGGGCGTTGCCTATGTCATCGTCACGGCGCAGATAAAAGAGGAACTGTTCACCGGCTTTCCGCAGTTCAAGTTCGAACTGAACGGCTGCAAGCTCTATGATCCCTCGAAAGATAGCTCCGTTGGGGGCAATGGCCCGCAGCGCTGGGCGAACCCTTCGACCTGGGGCGGCGACGGCGATCACCTGCCGGCCGTCCAGCTCTATAATGTCCTGCGCGGCATCACCTTCCAGGGGGCGTGGTTCTACGGCCTGCAAAGCATGTCGGCCGCGCGTCTGCCGGTCGATCACTGGATCGCGCAGATCGGCAAATGCCGTGCGACGACGAAGGGCACCGGCGGGGTTCAGGAACCGAAATTCCGTTGTGGCGGCGAAATCCAGATCGGCGCGCAGATCTCCGAGGCGGTCAAGGCAATCCTGACGAGTGCGCAGGCACGGCTTTCGGAGGCTGGCGGCACCTACAAGATGCACATTGGCGTCAGCGATGCTGCCGTCTACGGCATCACCGACGCCGATATCCTGTCCACCGAAGAGCAGTCGTTTACGCCCTTCTTTGGCCTGGCCGATACGGTCAATGGCATTACCGCGACCTATCCGTCGCCCGCTGAGGGCTGGAACGCGAAGGCGGCTCCGCCTCGCTACAGCGCGACATTTGAGGCCGAAGACGGCAACAGGCGGCTGCTGGCCGACGTCTCGCTCGATTTCGTGCCCTACAAGGCGCAGGTCCAACGACTGATGAAGTCGGCGCTGGAGGAAGCTCGCCGCGCGCGCCGCCACACCTTCGTGCTGCCGCCGGCATACTGGCCGCTGGAGGCTGGCGACTTCATCACGTGGACTTCCGTCCGCAACGGCTATGTGGCGAAGAAATTCCGCGTCGATGGTGTGATCGACAAGGAAAATCTCGACATCGTCGTAGACATGACGGAGGTCGATCCGGCGGATTACAGCTGGGATCAGGATGTCGATTTCCGCACCGAACCGGACGGAAAGCTTGACCGCAGCAAGCCGCTTCCGCAGCCGATCGTTGACTGGTACGCCGAGCCTGCTCTTATCGAGGACGAGAACGGAACCGGGCGCCGCCCGGCCATCCTGCTCGCGTGGGACAACAGCCCCGGCAGCCTGGTCGATATTGAGGCGGTGCAGTTTGCCGTCCGCCTGACGGCAAGCCAGAAGGTGATCTATCGCGGCCGCACGGATGATATTGCTGCGGGTTCCTCCTTGATTTCTCAGGGGTTGCTTCCGGCCACTCCTTACCAGGTGCGTGGAAAGCTGGTTCCGCGGTCGTCGCGCAAGACGGTCTGGTCCGACTGGTTTGACGTCACGACGTTTGATATTCGCCTGAGCGACGATGACGTCTATCTGCCGGGCATGCTGGCGGAGATCGAGGCCGGTTACACGGAGTATGCCGACTTCATTGGCGCGCAGACTGATGCGCAAATTGCCCAGGTCGAGGCGACGATCACAGAAGTTGAAGCCTCGATCGACCAGATCCAGCAGGATGCTTCCCAGCTCGCCGACACGATTTCTGCTGAACAGAGCGAGCGCGTGACCGGTGCAATCGAAACCGCTGCACGCTACCGGGGTCTGCTGAACCGGATCGAGGGTATCGTCGCCGAGATCGCCGACCAGGACTTCTCCAACTACAAGGTCCGGGAAGAAATCCGCCGCACCCTGAATGTCCGCATGAGCGACATGTCGGCCGGCTTCGATGAGCGGATCAATGTCGCCGTCAGCGATACCGCCGCCATCGCGCAGCGGACGGTGGCGCTGGAAGCGAACAGCGCGAGCCTAGCTAGCAAGGTTCTGTCGATCGAGACGGCCTATACGACGGCTGATGAGGCGCTGGCCCAGCAGATCAGCCTGCTGTCGGCCGGCACCGACAACCAGTTCGATCCGGCAAAGCTCTGGAACTTTCTTTCCACGATTGAGAGTTGGACCGGAAACGGAACGCCGACTTTCATTGACGGGTCGCTGCGGCCGGCGAACCATGTCACTGAGCCTTATGTGGTCTCGCCAGCCGCGCTTGCAATCGATGCCAACGCCTACCGGCAGGTGCGCCTGCGCATCCAGAAGTTCGGCGCGCCGGTCTGGGTCGGCCAATGCTGGTGGAAGCGTGACGGCGATACGACGTGGGACGCCGCTCGCCGGGTGACGGTCGTCGAGCCGCTGTTCGATACCAACGGCTTTGGCCTGATTACATTCCAGATGCCCTGGTCTGGCGCAATTGACAGCATTCGCCTCGATCTTTCGACGGCGCAGACGGCGACCGATTACTTTATTGTCGACTGGGTTGGCATCGGCAGCCCGTCGCCGGGCGCGTCTCGGGCCGAACTGATCGCCGAGCGCACCGCGCGCATCACCGCGCAGTCGGCGTTGGCCTCAGACATCGTCGCCGTCCAGGCGGTTCTGAACGATCCTGACACCGGCTTGAGCGCTGTGTCTCAGGCGGTGGATGCGATCGAGACACGGGTCGAAAACACCGAGACCGGCCTCACCGCACTCGGCTCGATGACCTCGGGACTTTTGACCGAGATCGAGGGCAAGGCCACGATCGATAGCGTCCAGCAGCTGCAAAACGAGATCGAGGCTCTCGATATCGGCGGTTTGTCGAGCGTCGGGTCGGCCGTCACCGCCATTCGCAACTCGCTGCAGCCGATCGTTGGCGAAGTCCTTGACCAGGACTTCGCCAACTTCATCGCGCAGATGGAAGGCAAGCGGGCGACGGCCGAAGCTTCGCAATCGCTGACGACGAAGATCGAGCAGACAAATGAAAGTCTGTCGATTGTCGCGAGTGCTGTGACGAAGGTGCAAGCGGAACTGCCGAACCTTGCCACGGTTTCGGCGCTTTCTGCCCTGGATGTTCGCGTGACAGCGGCAGAGGGAAAAATCGATGTACAAGCCTCGGCCATAACGGAGATTAATGCCGCGCTACCGAACAAGGCGAGCGCTACGGCATTGAACGACTTGAACACGCGGGTGATGTCGGCGGAAGGCACCATCAGCGCGCAGGCGACCGCGATCACCAACATTAACACGACGCTGGGCAGCAAGGCGAACAACTCGGCCGTCACGGCACTATCCACACGCATCGACGAGGTCGAAGGCGCCATCACCAGCCAGAGTACGGCGATGGACCGCGTCAAAGCCGATCTCGGCTGGGATGACAGCAAGGCGCAGGGTGCGCGGGCCACGGCTTTGACCATCATCCGCGCCGATGTGACGACCGCCTACACCCTGTCGAGCGCGAAGAACAAGGTCTATCGGCAGGCTACGGCCCCGACCGGAACGGCAGCGGTTCCGCTGGTTGCCGGCGACATCTGGTACAACACCAGCAACGGCAGTCTCGCCAGCCGCTGGAGCGGATCGGCCTGGCAGGAAGTGACCGATGCCCGGATCAGTGCGTCCGCCGAATCCATCAACAGGATCAAGGCGGAACTGAACTGGAACGATAGCGCGGCACAGGGCGGCAGGGCTCAAGCTCTCAGCGTCATCCGCGCCGACGTGACCGCCACGGCCGCACTCGCCGACAGCAAGAACAAGATCTACCGCCAAAGTGCGGCGCCGACCGGCACGACGGCCGTTCCGCTGCGTACCGGCGATATCTGGTATGCCTCCGGCGATGGCAACAAGCCCTATCGCTGGGACGGATCGGCGTGGGTTGAGGTCACCGACGCCCGGATCATCGCCACGGCGACGAAGATCGAAGAGATCGAGGTCAAGGTCAACGACGTTACGGCGAGTGCCCGCATCAAGATGGAAACCGTGGCCGGGCCGACCGGCTATGCGCGGATCGCGGCACGTGTGCGCTATGGGGAGACGGGGTCGTATCGCGATGCCGGCTACTACATCGACGTTCCGTCCGATACCAGCGAGAAATCTGAGTTCCTCGTCTATGCGGATCAGTTTGTCATCCGCAACGGGTCGAACAAGGACAAGCCCTTCGTGGTCAGCGGCGGCGTCGTCCGGATGAACGTCGCCCATATCGGGACCGTCAATGCCGGTGTGCTGAACAGCCAGAACGGCAAGATGACCATCAACCTGAACAGCGGCACCATCGTCATCACCAGCTAGGAGACTCACATGAAACGCAGATCATTTTTGGCATTCCTCGGATTGGCTCCGCTCGCGGCGGCGGGCGAGAATTCCGAACTCCACATAGAGGCGGATCGGTTTGTCATCCGCAACGGGTCGGAGAAGGATAAGCCCCTCGTAGTCAGCGATGGCGTGCTCCGAATGAAGTCCGCGCATCTCGGGACCGTCAATGCCGGGGTGCTAAAAAGCGCCAGCCGCACCATGCGGATGGATCTCGCCGCAGGGACCATCGTGATCACGTCATGACCCGGACGCTGATCGGCTTCGACTATACCGATACGCCCTGCGTGAAGATCACGAAGGGAACCTTTGACCCGGTCACAACGCTGGATAGCCGGCCAGACCGGTTCTTCTTCTCGTCGAAGTGGGCCAACAACGTCGAGGCAGCCGGCATCGATACGGTCCCGGCAGGCATCAGCAGCGACCAGTATTTTCCGTCGGGCACCAACGCGAACACCTTCCTGAAGGCGTATCGCGGCGAGCTTCAGCTTGCCTACTGGAAGAAAGGGTTCTTCACCGAACTTCGCTACGACCTGCCGATGTATGCCTTCCGGCGCAAGAACGGCAACGGGCGCTGGGACATGTCTCAGTTTCGGGATGTGTCGGAAGGTGCATCCGGCGGATACCGGGCATGGGGCCTGTTCGATGCGGACATATGGAGCCCGACGCGGCAGGCCTACCTTTCAGGCTCCTGGCGGGAGATCGGCAATTCGGTCGGGGGCCTGACGCGTGGCCGTGAAGGTGCCCTTACCGTTTTCAACCTTCCCGCCGACAATACCCCATTGGATGGGCCGAGCATCCCTGGCGGCGCCTCAGCGGGAACGCCAGCGATCCGGATTACGCCCGACGAGCTGCGCGTCGCAAAAGCTGGCTATAGCGCCAATTGGGGCGCGCGCTACATGGCGTTCTCTTCGGATAACTCACCCATTCAGGTGATTGCCGGCGACGACATCGCCATGCCGGGCAATACGACGGTGAGCTACACCCTGCCGATCGCGGTCGATGACAGCGTGCACGTGGAAATCACCTTCTATGACGTCAACGGATCGAACGTCACCTATCCGGCCACGACGCTCGATAACTTCGAAGGCGGTATCGAATACTGGATCAGCGGCGGCGATACGCTGAACATCCGCAACCCGAACAGCCAGCCGGGCCGCGCCCGGTTCTTCGTGCTGGCGACGGACGCCCGCGGCAAGTCGTCGGGCAGCTATAACGTTCTGCGTCACTTCACCTGGAACGGCGAACGCCATGTGCAGTTTCTTCGGCCGGGTGCCTCGTCATCACCGCGTCTGGCCGATATCGCGCTTGATAGCCGCTTCCCGGCCTTGCAGATCCTGAAGGAAGGCTACTTCACCGTCGCCAATGGCGCGCAGACGGAAACCATTAGCTTCGATAGCGCCGGCTACCTGCCTTACGTGATGTTCATGCTTCGGGTGAACCCGAACTCGAGTTCGCTTTCGACCGGCGTGCGGCCACCCTTTATTCGTTGGGACAAGTACAACGCGCGGTTTGGTGGCGACACGGCCTACTGCATCTACAGCGCCTCGCAGGTGCGCTTCTACACCTTCAAGGGCCGCGCGGCCTACGCCTATCGGGACAGCAACGGGTCCGTGCACACGTTCGACCCGGACTTCAGCATCCTCGGCATTCGCTACTACGTCTTCGGCATCCCGACCTGATCCCACTGAAAGAGAGCTTAATGAGCGAGATCCCCATTTCCCCTTTCGTCCAGATCCGCGAACAGGCGGCCCTGATCGAGCACTACCGAAACCGCAATCTGCTCCTGTCGCAGGCACTGGAAGAGGCGCGGACGAAGACCGACGAGCTTCTGGCGAACCTGAAGGACGTTCGCGCCGAGGTCGAGCAGATGGCAAACGCGGTCGAGTCGCCGGCAGCTGGCGACTTGCCGGAAACCGTAGAGGAGGCCTAGTTCATGGCGCTGCCCACCACTTATAACACCGGCACGGCCACCGTGAACAACGGCAGCCCGACCGTGACCGGCCAAGGCACGACCTGGCTGACGAGCGGTATCCAGGCTGGCGACTTCTTCTGGGCTGCGGGCCAGTCGGTGCGCATCCTGTCGGTCAACAGCAATACGAGCCTCACGCTGGCCTATAACTGGCCGGGCGCCAGCCGGGCGGCCGACATTTACGAAATCATGCTGACCCCGGAGAATGTCCGGGTGCTTGCCTCGGCGCGAGCGGTGCTCGATATGCTGACAAACGGCAATATCTCGTCAATTGCCGGCCTCACCAGTGCGGCGAATAAGGTGCCATACTACACCGGTGCAGGGGCCGCCGCGCTTGCCGATCTCACGCAGCATGCGCGCGCCATTCTCGGCCTTTCCGGAGGAAACGGAAAGTTCATCCGATCGACGGGAGCGAACACCGCCGTCATGCAGGACCTGATCGGAACGGTGTCGCAAAGTGGCGGCGTCCCGACTGGCGCCATGTTCGAGTTTGGCTCCAACGCGAACGGTATGTACTTTCGGACTGCCGATGGCACCCAGATTTGCTGGAAGCTTGCAGTTTACAACGCCACACTCGGTGCCACCACTGCTGCTGATGGTGTCTGGACACTGCCGGCGTCGTTCGTGGACGTCAATTATCTTGTTGGTCCACGTCGTCGCAGCAATATATCTGCAAGTGGCGTCCGCTTGGCTGCACAATACTTCGGCGCCAGCGCAACAGCCGAAACACCAGGCTCCGCTCTCTGGGGCATCTACAACGGTAGGTCTACTTCAGAGACGTTTCGTCTTGATCTAATTGCCGAAGGAAGGTGGCGTTGATGAAAATCTCTCTTTGCCCGCAGCGCATGGATGCAGCGCTTACCATCTACCGCACCGGCCCGAGTGCACTCTCTATTAATGGCGCGGGAATCAACCTCTCCGCACTTCCGGACGGCGCGACCCTGCCGGCGTCTGCCGTCGACAGTGACTGGATCGTTGGCGACGTCACGCGCACCGCTGGCGAGCTTCACCTCACCATCCTGCTTCCGATCGGTGCCGATGCTCCCGAGGCGGCGCGGTTCCCGGCCGATATCGTCGATCCGCCAATCGGGCGGGTTTCCCTTCCCACCGATCAGGAGGCTTGATCATGGTCGCAATCAACTGGTCGCTGATGGTCACCGCCGAGCAGAAGCAGGCCAAAGCGCTTGCCGCGTTGCAGGGGCAGTTCACCGCCGCCATTCAGGATCACCTCGACGCAACGGCCCGACAGCGCCAGTACGACGGCATTCAGACGGCCATCACCTATCGTGACGATCCGAACCCGCAATACGCGGCGGAGGGGCAGGCGCTGTTCGAATGGCGGTCGGCGGTCTGGACCTATGCGACGGCAGAGCTTTCGAAAGTGCTGAGCGCTGAGCGGGAAATCCCGCAGGTCGATGCCTTCCTTGGCGAGCTGCCAGTCTTCAGCTGGCCCGCTTAACCGCTCCATAAAACTCACAGGACATCACCGATGAAAACGACCGTGCAAGCATTGCAGCGGCGCTTGATCGCGCTTGCCTTCCCTCTTCCGAAATTCGGCGCGGATGGAGACCCTGGCGCCGAGACCATCGCAGCGATGGATAAGGCGCTGGATGAACTCGTGTTGCTGCGGGGCAGCGCCGCCCCTGCCCCGGCGGTCACTCCGGCTCCGGCCGCGCTCCCGGTCATTCCGGCCGACTGGATGCCGGCGGCGAGGATGCAGCGCGTCATCGTCCATTGGACGGCAGGAACCTATACGGCCAGCGAAAACGACCGCGCGCACTATCACGTTCTTATTGATGGCTCTGGAAAGCCCGTGCGCGGCATTCCCTCGATCAAGCTCAACGAGGTGGCAAAAGCCGGTAACGGCTACGCGTCCCATACCCTGGGCTGCAATTCCGGCTCCATCGGCGTTTCCATGTGCTGCATGGGTGGCGCGATGGAAAGTCCGTTCTCGGCCGGCAAGTACCCCATGACCCGCGAACAGTGGGACGCCATGACCTCGGCCGTCGCTGATCTCTGCCGGCGGTATGCGATCCCGGTCACGGACAAGACCGTCCTCAGTCATGCCGAGGTGCAAAACAATCTGGGCATCGCTCAGCGAGGCAAATGGGATTTTACCCGCCTCGCCTTCGATCCTGCCACCGTGGGCGCCAAGGCCTGCGGCGACAAGATGCGCGCCGAAGTGGGCGCGAAACTCTCCTAACTTCGAAAGGAAATTCGATGCAAAAAATATCGAAGGCACTCGCGGCCGGCGGCGGCGGCGCTTTGGCGGGCACCATCATCATTCCATTCCTGCCCCAATGACGCGCCCTGGTGGGGCGTTGTGACCGCATTCGCCGTTGCCACGCTGGTCCCGGCGGTCGCGACCTACATCGCGCCGGCGAACAAGTCCTGATCGGTTCACCAGTCTGCATTCATAGGATCGCATTGGAGCCGAAATGACGCCTGCAGAATTTTTTGACTTCCTCGGCATCAAGGCAAGTGTCGTCCTTGCTGGCCTATCCGGGGGTATCCTTAGGGCTATGTCTCGCAAGGCTTATAAGGTGAGAGAGATGGTCGCATCCCCTTTATGCGGCGCACTTGCCGCCGGATATCTCACGACGCCGGCAATCCACTATCTCGGCGCAGTGAATTGGCCGCTGCCTCCCGATCAGATTGCCACCCAGCATGCGACGGCCTTCCTCATCGGCGTGTCGGCTATGTGGATATCGGATGCGGTGTTTGAATTCGTCGTCCGAAGGATCAAGCAGGCAGACGGACAGTAAGGTTGATCACCACCAGCCAAGCGCCTGTCCGGCTCTCCCTACGAGGCTCATCGCCGCGCCCAGCGCGGCGATGATCAAGATAGCGTAAACCCACCATGGATCGCTCTTCATCAGAGGAGAAAATCGCCAGCCTTCAAACTGACAAGGCTATCGAGGTGGATGACGAAGTCGGCCTTGCCGTCGCCGTTGACGTCGCCATAGACGTAGGTGCCGGCCTTCTCCTTGGCATAGCGCAGTTCGCCGGCGGTCTTGGAGAACTTCTCCGTGCCGACGAACGCGAACGCCTGGTTGCCTGACTTCGTGGTCATCGCATCGATCCCGGTCAGGTCGATCAGGTCCTTCTCTTTCTGGGAGAAGTCGAAGATCGTGTCGGTCCTGACCTTCGATGCGGCAAGTTCGGAGAGCGACTTGAACACGAAGGAGTCCGCCCCCTTGCCGCCGTAGAGGTCGTCCGCCCCCTTGCCTCCGATCAGAGCGTCCTTACCAGCCCCGCCGGAAAGCACATTGGCCTTGCTGTCGCCGGTCAGCCTGTCGGCATAGCTCGTGCCGGTGAGGTTCTCTATCGAGACGTAGACGTCGCCCCTGGCCTCGCCGGTGTTAATCGAAGGCTTAGCGAGGCTGGCGGTGACGCCCTTCGCGGCCCCTTGGTAAGAAGCAGTGTCGTTGCCCGCCCCGCCGTCCAGCCGGTCGGCGCCCGCACCACCGATCAGGGTGTCGTCGCCCGCACCGCCCTTCAGCTGGTCGTTGCCGGCATAGCCATAGAGCTTGTCGTTGCCGCCATTGCCCTTGATCAGGTCGGCGCCGATGCCGCCCTTCAGCGTCTCCGCCTTCGACGTCCCGGCGATCGTCTCGACCACATCGGCAATCTTGATGGTGAATGTCTTCTTCGCGCTGGCGCCGTGCTCGTCGGTGACCTTTACTGTTACGGTATCCTTCTGCACCTTTTCGTAGTCGATGGCTTTGGCCGTGACGAGCTTGGCGCCTGAGAGCTTGAAGAGGCCGCTGGCATCGTCGGTCAACGAATAGCTCAGGCTATCGCCATCCCAATCCGTGGCAGAAAACACACCCACGAGAGTGCCAACCTTGCTGTTTTCTGCGACCAGTGCTTTCGATAGTTCGAGGCCTTCGGGCGCCTCGTTCGGCAAATCCGGGATCTCCGGCAGCTCTGGGATCTCGGGTAAGCCGGGCAGGAACGGTGTCTTATCAATCTCCACCGTAACGTCGGCAAATTTCAGCACAAGGATGTCGCTGGTGATGTTAGTTCCGTCAGGGCTACCATTTCGGAGATCGGTCACGACCGCGCTTCCTCCGATCATGCTGTTGTATGAATAGGTTACCGAGTAATCTGATCTCTTGCCGCTAAATACGATGGTATCGCGACCGCCACTCCCCATCACCTGGTTAACACCGCCGTAAACGACGAAGGTGTCGTCTCCTGCGGTGCCAAAAATCATGTCGTCGCCATTAGTCCCATAGATAGTCGCCATTGCAGCCCCCATGCTCGCGCGATGGGCGCAAACTGGACACGACACACGCGAGAGTCAAGCAGCGATGATCGAGATGGGATCGTTACTGATATCGCTCGCTCTCGACCGGCCTGTGCTCCGCGCACCACCAATCGATCGTGCCCTTGCCGCGGTCATAGCCGAAACTTCCCCAACGCTTACACCCCGGGTGCTGGCACCAGTGTTCCTCGTGAATGCTGGCTGCCTTCTGTCCGTTTGACTTCTCGTCGCTCATTTCAGCTGCCGCCCCTTCCTGTATCGCTCATCCGCAAGGAGGCGCTCCAGCTTCTCTGGGGTGATTCCCGGCCACGTGCCAGAGATGACCGCATCGTAGCAGTCCTCACACGCCTTCGCCGCCTCGCGCGCGGTATCTGCCAAGCCGTTCACCTTGGCCACGGTCGGATCTCCCGACAGGCCGTGATTGAAGGTCATGTACCAGTCCCACCAGCCGAATTGATGCGCCTCGATACGGCCCATCGGGCGCTCCCCGTCGTAGCCGGCGAAGAGGTTGTCGGCGTACTTATCCTTGCGCCACTGATAACGGGGGCGGGGGCCTTCGCCTTCTTTCATTTCCTTCTCCGCGCGCGCTTCACCGACGCGTCCGTGCGCCTGTTGTATTCCATAGCCAAGATGTGATGGTCGGCAAGCATCGCTATGGCCGTGCTCGCTTCCTCCTCATCCCATCCGGCCTGGACGGCGCGCCAGACGAGATTCTGGAAAGAGGCCTCCAATGGAACGAATTGCAGTTTCGCGCGATATTGCGCCATGGAGAAACGTAGGGTCCCAGGTGCGACAGTCCACCACGACCCGATGCCGTCGCGCATCGAGCCATGCCTCGCTTTGTTGGTCAGCAAGCCGCCGATCGGATCGCAGTGGATCTTTGAGGTGAAATGGGACGGATACCGTCTGGCGGTCCACAAGGAGCCTGCGGGCGTCCGCATCATTACGCGTGGCGGTCACGACTGGGCGGATCGCTTTCCCGCGATTGCGCAAGCCGCAGCGGCGATGGACGCAGAAACGCTGATCCTGGATGGCGAGGCGGTTGTTCTCGATGAACAGGGGCGCTCCGACTTCGGCGCGTTGCAGCAGGCGCTCGGCGGTCGAGGCGGCAAGCGGCGCGCCGGTGAAGCATTGTTCTATGCCTTCGACCTTCTATACCTCAACGGACATGATCTGACGCGCATGCCGCTGCATGACCGGCGAGCGATGCTCGAGGCGATCTGCCATGTTCCTGGCGGCGTCATCCGCTTGTCCGAGGAGATCGGCGGCGACGGCGCCCAGCTGCTGAAGGTTGCGTGCAACATGGGGCTTGAGGGGATCATCGGGAAGAAATTGGACAAGCCTTACCGTTCGGGCCGCCTCGGCGATTGGGTGAAGGCAAAGTGCGTGCAGAGCGAAGGCTTCGTCATTGTCGGCTATGAGCCCTCGCGCGACGCGCTCGGCGGGATCGGGCGCTTGCTCCTGGCGGCGCGGAAGGGAGATGCTCTGGTCTATGTCGGCGGCGTGGGCACTGGCTTCACCGCCAGATCTGGCACCGCATTACGCCGTCAGCTCGACGCGATTGCGATTCCTAAACCTGCCATCGATGTCGGAAAGCGAAAGGGCGTGTTCGTTAAGCCGATCGTGGTGGCGGAGGTGGAGTTTCGAGCGTGGACGCGTGATGGGAAGCTACGCCACGCTTCATTCAAGGGGCTGAGAGAGGATGCGGATGCGGCCACGATCTACCAGATAAAGCAGTGAGCCGGTTTTACAGAGGACTGCTAACCCATTGACGGGATTTGGGGCGTATTTCGCCCGTTTTACAGCCAAGCTATTGGCGCGAAAGGAACGTCACGAGCTTCCCAAGCTGAACGTGTGAGGGTACAGATCGCAACTCTGCAATTTGGGAGGCTGACATGAGGTGGCTGCTCATCGTATCGCTCGCGGTGGCTCTTGCGTGGACAATTTATCGGCTCAGCGAAGTTGAGCGCGAAAGATATGCCTTGCTAACTGGTATGTGCCGGGACGCGAGCACCGTCGGGATTGATGCGGATTGTCTTGGCAGCGCCCAGCCGTGCACTTCGAGGGCTTGGAACATCTATTACGGTTTCGCGCCGTGA